GTGCTCATGCTTACTAACAAAGCTGTTGGCTTACCATTGACTATATTAATAGGTGGTTTGTCCCTATCTGCTATAATATAGCCTAGTTTCTTAGTCTTCCATATACAGTCTTGTTTTGAATACTTATCATATTTCCAAGAAACTATTTGCCAAAGTTCTACTAATTGTCCTTTCCACATATAGTCTCTTAATCGCTTTGAAGCATTCATAAACTTTCACCCACTTTCAACTTAATTATAATGCCAAAGAATGTAGGCTTGTTTGTCCTACATGCTATAGTATAATTAGTAGGCTTTGTTAATCCTACTCATAATCTAATCCTCCAATATGTTTAGTTCATAACATTTTTTTACTAAACAAAATCATTTTATCACAGGTTCAATCAAATGTCAAGAGGATTAATCAATTATTTTTAAGGATAATTAATTAGTCTGAGTAAAATTTACTCAATCCTTAATAATCTTCCCTAACTTTCTAAGTTCCTCAATTTGTTCCTTAGGATCTTTGTTTAATTCCTTAAAATATTCCTTATCTCTTTTTCTAATTTCCTCTGCATAATCTTCAAGTTCCTTCTTGATTCTTCTTCCTGGTATTCCTCTAGCCATTATTTTTCTCCTTACTATTTGCAATCATTCCCATACTTCTTGCCATTTCCATATTATCTGCCTTAATCTCAGTTAAACTTTTAACTCCAGCCTTTTTAGCTTTTTCTGATACTTCCTTCATCATTTCCTCATTTCCTTCCATATATAAATATTCCGGGTATTCAGGTATAGGTATCCACTTGGGAGCCTCCTTACCTCTAATAGTTGGTCCAAATGGTTGTATATTTTCCCTATTATTAATATTTAATTCTTTCCTTTCCTCGCTAAGTATTTGGTTATGTAATTGATTCCTTATTCCCCTTCCTCCCCTACTAAGGTCAACTCTAAATCTCCTTTGCAAATGTTCCCTAGCCTCTATAGTATCCTCCACCATTTCAATATGTCCATTATCTACCAATGTTTCCACCAATATCCTCAATGGTTCCCTAACCACCTCGCTCATAGACCTAGGATAATAATCATTTTTCTCCAACCACCTACTCAATGTTGCCAATATCCTTCCATCCACCCATACCTGAGTTAGCACATCTCCTTTATAATTCAACGGTTGCATCCTCGCTCCTCCCTTAGTACTATCCTCCTTATAAAGTGCCATTCTATTTCCTTCATTATCATATCCTCTTTTATTAACCATTGATTATTACTCCTTATTGTTTAACATTACACTCATTACATTCATTACATTCATTGTTATTTTCTAGTGCTAATATCTCCCCTCTCACATTTGTAATGTACTTAATGTCCTTAATGAACGTTCTTAATGTATTTTATTATTTTTTTTATTACCAATTTGTTAGTGGCGATATTAGCACTACAGTATAAAATACATTAAATGTAATAATTACATTATACGCAAGGAATACATTAAATGTAAAGTACAAACTTCGTACAATTGAAGAAGGTAAGGTCAACCTATTAATAGGCCAACCTTACCTTAATTGAAAGGTTTATTTGCAGGTTAGGTTGCGGATAAGGTTAATAACTAGGATTAAGTCTAGGATGATTAATCCTATAGTAACCCAGTATACAATATAGTTCATACATAATCCTCCCATAGTATTACCTCATCTATAGATACATCATATATGAGTTCACCTTTCCAGATATAGGATAAGGTTAACTTATCATCTTTGATGTCAATAACCCTAAACATTTTACCGGAGTTTAATCCAGTAAAAAAGGTGATAATAGAACCAAATTTAATCATTGAGATTGTCCTCCATTTAAATGTACGGAGCTGTGAGTCAGTTGTTACCTATTCCCACCATTCATAAGTGGAATAGTCAATGGCCTTTTCAATTATGGATATTTCCTCACCATTCAATGTCAATGATTGGTCACTGTTGGAAATAGCCTCTTTGATTTTGCCTTTGATTCTCATAAGGATTTTGAAGTTTTCATCTATAGTTATATCGGAGTTTTCATTCATAGTTATTCCTTTCAATAGTCTGATTAATAATTAATCAAACTAATGTTCAAGGTACTGATTAAAAGCACTAAGATATAGCCTAAATATACGCCACTGTTGATTACTCATAGGACGATCGTCCCATGAACTGATAATTTTAGCTAAAACCTTTAATATTATTAAAGTGTACATAGTCTCCCCCCCTCATCTAACACTTCAATACCATGCCCATAGTAATCATTAACTACTTTTTTGGTTGCATAGCTTCTAACTTAGCAATAAGATCAGCCCTTTCAGCGTCGGTCATCCCTTGTGCTGCATTAGCGCACTTGTCTACTGAATCAAGAACTTCCCTTTTGCCGGTAGTCACGTAAGCCACGGTAATAACCGAGTTATCAACAATGGATTCGAACTTAGCTCTGGACTTATTTCTCCAAGCTATTCGTCTAGTTCTAAACCCATCATAAAGTATGCTTTCTACAGGCTGCTGATTAAGAACAAACTGCAAAGTCACTTTCTTAGCAGTATCCTTGCTATCCTCATCTTTTTTTATGCCCGCAGGAACAGCAAACTTCCCAGTTATGACATAGTTGCCCAGCTCTTCTGCTTTTATTTCTATCATAGTATACTCCCTTTCATATTGGATTATACTATGGGCATGTTATTCAAATGTCAAAGAACTATTAATCTAAATGATAGTCTAACACATAGCACCCTAAATGTCAAGCGTTATTTTTCAAGGCTACAAGATAAGCTATTAACTCTTCTTGCATATTCTCATACTTTATCCCATGATTCTTATCTGTATATCCACAGATCCACCCTTCCAACCATGGTACTGCTTCTAATCCGTCTTCAGTGAATACATCTAGGATATAATCTTTTGCTTCTTTCATAGTTCCCTTTCATTGTTAGGTGCTATGAATTAGACTATCATCAGTTCAAAGATCAAGAGTGATATTTTCTCACCCAATGCAGCAAGTCTATCACATCATTTTGCATTTGTCAAGGAAATTCCATCTATCATCTATTTGCCACTAGTCAAGGGGGATTTTTATTTCCTATCGCTGCTGCGTTGACCTCCCCCCATTTTGTGCCAACTTTTAACACTTGTACGAAGTCGTGCGAGCAACGCTAGCCTAAGTAATATTAGATTGAATGAAAATTATTCGAACTAAATAGTTGGTAGGAAAAATAAAAGGATAGATCAAATACACGAAGTTTGTTCTTGACTTTGTTCCAGTTCGGTGTCATACTCATGCTATGAGCACAGAACTACGTGAAGGACTTTATGGATTTGAATTTAGAAGTGAGGACCTCCGTAGAGTTGCTAGAGAGGATAAGAAAACCTATGACATTAAGCAGCTTTGGCAAGTTCATCATGAGATAATTAATCTGAGGGCACAAGGATATAAAGAACATGAAATTGCTGAGGTTCTTAACATAACACCTCAGACTGTAAGTAACACACTTAATTCAACAATCGGCGAAGAAAAACTAAGTGTTATTCGCCAGGAACGTGACGAGGATGCTAAGAAAACAGTTGAGAAAATAAGAATCCTCACAAACAAAGCAATTAAAACTTACCATGAAATATTTGATGGTAGGAATAGTGACGGCGATCCTATAGATGTTTCCATAAAAGATAAGTTACATTGTGCGGATGTGGTAATGTTAGAACTTAGCGGTTATAAGGTACCCACTAGAATACAACAAACTACTACCACTATGACTGCCATTGAATTAGAGGAGTTCAAACAACGTGGGCTAAAGACAGCCCGTGAATCTGGCCTAATAATTAATACCAATCCTAAACAACTTGAGGAATCCAATGAACCAACAAAACCTGAACAGCTTAGTGGAGATGCTTAAACGTCATGAAGGATTCCGAAGTGAGCTTTATAAATGTCCAACTGGCCATCTTACTATTGGTTATGGCCACAATTGTGATGCACATGGTGATATTGTTAAGTTCCAAAACCGAACAGTTTCCATTGATGAGGCAACCAACATCCTCCTTAATGACATGGCTGAAGCAAGATTAGACTGCTTAAAATTTATTCGATCTTTTGAAAATGTCTCCGAAGTACAGCAAGCCATTTTAATTGATATGGCATTTAACATGGGAATAGCAAAGCTTACTAAATTTAAAGATACTCTTAAAGCTTTTTCCCTTGATAATCGTAAAGGTATTGCCAAAGGAATGATTGATTCAGATTGGTGTTCTCAGGTAGGCAAACGTGCCACAGAATTAGTTTATATGGCCTTAACCAATGAATTTATTTAGGAGCTATTATGAAATCTTGGAAATCAACCTTGTTAGGATTTGTAATAGGCCTTATCCCAGTAGGTCAGCAAATCCTTAATGCATTTAGCCAAGGCCAACATGTTGATTTTACACAGTTAGGTTTAGGTATAGGCATAATGGCATTAGGCTATGTAGTCAAAGATAAAGATGTAACTGGTGGAACTAGGAGACAGTAAGGAGATATGAAAAAATTACTTAATTTTACTTTGCTTTTCCTTCTTTTTTCTTCTATTGCTTATGCTGGCACAGTAACCCTTGCATGGGATACTATGCCTGCTGGACAAGTTTGGACTAAAGTAATTGCCTATGAACGAATTGGAACATCTCCTTATACTTATACTAAGGTAGGTGAAACTCCAACTGTAGTTCCTCCTGTTGCTCCAGTAAGTACTTTATCCTTTCAAGCAGCCATAGGAACTCACACCTACATTGTTCGTAGCTCCAATAGTCAATCTGAATCTCCTGATTCAAACTCAGTACAAGGTATCATCCTAGCTGTTCCATCATCTCCAACAACTATTACTATTACTATAACAGTTCCATGATAGCCTTTAGATACCTTCATAAGAAGGATAAAATCATAGAAAGCAGGATGATTTGGTCCAGGAAGCAACGTGCTAAAGCAAGAGTCAAAAAAGGTCAAATCCATACATTTGATAGTATAGATATTCAGGCTCTTACATCAAGTTTTTTAATGTTTCCTTCTTATGACAAAGAAACCAAGAAATTAAAGGAATACCTCGTTGGACCCGGAAACTAAAGACATTCTCTCAGCCTGCTCAGTCTCAACAAGGATGGTTGCTAAAACCTTCTTTCCTGAGCGTTTTTTCATGCCTTTTGCTGAAAATGTCCATGGAACAATCTTCAACATAATTGACTCACCTTCCAACAAGGATGCCATTGGTGCCCCACGTGGTTGGGGTAAGACCTCCATAGTTGCCTTAGCTTTAATGGCTCGTTATATCCTATTCAAACATTGTAAGTTCATAGTTTACATTAACAAGTCTGAAACAGCTGCCTTAATGCAAACAGATAACCTTAAACGTGAATTAATGTCAAACAGGGTTATCAAACATTTCTTTGGTTCCATTCATACTAGGGCAACTACTGAAGAAGATATGGAAGAACAATTCTCCCGCAAAGCCTGGGTTGCTTGGGATACATTAATATTACCTAGAGGTGCTGGTCAACAAGTCAGAGGAGTCCTATTCAAGAATGACCGTCCAGGTCTTATAGTAATCGACGACCTTGAAGATAAAGACCTGGTAATGCAAGAGGAGAATCGAAAGAAATTAAAGACTTGGCTTTATTCCGATGTTCTAGAAGCTATTCCCCAAATCCACATGAATTGGAAAATAGTCTACATTGATACCCTCAAACATGAAGATAGCCTTCTCCAACACCTTCTAACCGTTCCAGGTTGGAATTCCACCCGCCTAGAAGCCTGCGACGACAACTTTAAATCAGTAGCGCCAGAGTTTGTCTCCAATGAAATAATGGCCAAAAAATGGCAAACTGCTCAAGAGGCAGGTGAAACCGATACATTCTATCAGGAAAATCGAAACTTACCAGTAAGTAGGAAAGATGCAACCTTTAGAACTGAGTATTTTAAGTACTATAACCTTCCTCTTGAGCGGATGCCTAGACAAGGAATTGACTTAGCCAAATTCGACCATGAACTCCAAAATGATGAAAATGTGGAAACAATAGTAATACTTGATCCAGCTAAAACAGTAAAGGTTCATTCAGCCGAATCAGCAATTATAGGAATAGGAATTGACACTATCAATGGTAGGTTCTACATCCGTGATGCCATAGCTGAGAAAATGTATCCTGAAGAAATCTACGATGCTTTATTTGGAATGGCTGATCGTCTAGGTGCTAAAGTCATAGGAGTTGAAGAAACCTCCCTAAACGAGTTCATAAAGCAACCCATTAAAAACTACATGCTTCGTCGTGGAACTTTCTACGAATTAGTCTGGCTCAATGCTCGTGGAGGAATGAAGAAAGAACTCCGTGTTAAAGAATTAGTCCCTTACTATCGTCTAGGTTACATCTACCACAATGCATCTTGTCCATATACCCAACGACTTGAATCCCAGCTTCTCATGTATCCACGTTCTGCCCTCTGGGACATGATGGATTGTGAAGCCTACCTAATAGAAATGTTATCCATGGGTGATCGTTATTTTTCTCCTCAATCTACTGGAGAACCTATCAATTCTGAGTCCGAATACATTGACCTCAAATACGATGTACCACTTGAAGGTTGGAGAGTAGCATGACAATGGTTGAATCTATTTTAATTGGCCTTGTTATCTCAGTATTTACTTGTCTAGTAACCTTAGTTTCAGTTGGTAAAGGTAAAGTATCAGTTGAAGATTTAAATCTACATAAAAAAGATCCTAGTCCTCATGTAGCATGCCCTGTCCATACTACACAACTTAAAAATATTGAAGAGGTCTTATCCAGAATTGATAGAAGAGTTTATCAGTTAATTGGCAGTAAGGATGATGAATAGTCTGATTAATTTTTACTCAATCTTATGACAACGGTAATTGATAGGTTAATTCCTAACTTAGGTCCTAATGTTCCAGTCTGTGCCAGCCGTGTCAACATTGAGCAACTTGATACCATTGATGAACTCCAAGATGGTGACCTTTTACTAGCCCATGATATTTCAGAGGATGTAAATAAAAAGTTTACAGCTAACACCGTTAAATTTCCAGTAGGTTACATATTCCTTTCAATGGTAAATACAAATCCTAATACTTTACTAGGTTATGGTACATGGACCTATCTAGGTCAAGGAAAGATTGAGCTAATCTAATGCAATTCCTTTGCTGGACAAAACACGAATGGCAAGCAACCAGATGAAATCCATTCGTCTAAACGTACCACTGAAATTCGATCACTTTGAGGTGCCCAAGGGGACGGTATTGACATTTGAATACGTCCCCCTGGGAAATCCTCAAGAACTCACCCAGCAAGCAGTTCAGCGCGGGATAGCAACTATGGCCGAACCCGAACGCGCCGTGATCGAGCCGCAGGAAACCAGAATGAGAACTAAGAGGCGCTAATGTCCTTCACCTGCATCGACACAACCTATTACGCAACGCCGAAGGATAATTTGTAATGGCCTACACGCTTAAATTCGTTTCAGGTGGCGGAGTAGCAACGCGAGGAGCTATCACCGGAGGCTCAGGCTACACGAATGCCAGTGGCCTTTCTACTAGCGCCACGACTGGAATGGGATGTACGGTCAACATCACGACATCAGGAGGAGCAATAACAGGAGTTACCATTGCGTCAGGCGGTGGCGGATATTTAGTTGGCGATTCCCTGACAGTAATTCAAGGGGTCAACACGACGGGAAGTTTTATAGTAGCTACGACAAACGATAACACCTATGCGGATACGCTTAATCCCGATGCCAGTTCACGCTATTATTCCGCCTCAATTCTTCCTAATGTTACATTTGATTGTAGCCGAGTAGATATAATACTACGCAAACTCGGCGCTCCAACATTTTCCATTTATGGTAAATTGTTCAGCTCAACCGGGACCCATCCGAATTCAAAACCCAATACGCTACTAGGCACTAGTGATGCAATAACACATTCTAGCATTAGTACCTCGCTAAGTTATATTAGTTTTATATTTTCTACTCCGGTAACTCTGACAAACGGAACGCGCTACCATTTCGCATTGTACGGCAATCCAGTGGGATCGTGGGACGATAATTATATTTACATAGAGGGGGACAGCACAACATCTGAAACAGTAAATTACGCTGACAATACCCCTACGTGGTCACAGCTTTATACTGATGATACATACATGATGAGGTTCTATGAGACGGCGGGCGGGGAGGCGACAATTTATCCAGATATGTGGCATCCTAAGATTGAACAACCTTTACTAACTAAAAATGAAGTAATTCCTTACTAAGGAGGAAGATTAAATGTCAAGAACCTATTCAGTTGTTGCTGGTGTAACTTCTAATGCAGGTACTGGACTTCCATTACTTTGCACGTGGCAAACTGCGGCTACTGTTAGACCTAAATGGTTTGATATTTTAGTGGGCGCATCTGGAGTTCCTGCTGATTATTATGTAACCTGTAGTGTTAATAGAATGACTGCTGCTCCAACAGGACATTCTGTTTTAACTCCTAGTCCAATAGATCCTGCCGATGGTGCTGCTGTTGCTACAGCAGGGAAACTCGCAACTGGTGCAGGTACTATTGGTGTAGCCTTGATGAATTGGGCCCAGAATCAAAGAGCGACTTTTAGATGGGTAGCTGCTCCAGGAAAGGAGTTAGTTTCTTTAATTACTACAGTATGTGGTATAGGTATTTATACCTTAGCCCATACAGCTGCAATGATTTTGGAAATGACTGTGTTTTTTGAGGAGTAATCATGCCTATAGATAGAGAAGGAGTATTGCTTCCTGGAGAGCCTCAATTTGAAAGGCACGCTCATGGTGCAATGATATCTAATGGAGTGGAAATAGGACACACCCTTCAATGTCCCCACTGTGGAGCACATTTTCTTAGCATTAAAGGTAGTGGTGCTAGAAGAGGTTACTGTTATCACTGTAATGCTGTTCTATGTGGAAAATTAGTATGCATGACTTGTGTTCCATTTGAGAAGATGCAAGAATTACTTGAGAAAGGTTAGTAATGTCAAGGTGGCAGTATCAAGGATGGAGTAAATCTCCTTATACAGAACCAATTAGGACTAATTGGATGCCTAGTTATCCATCTTTGGTCTTTGGTAGGAGAATTCTATCTACTGCCATCCTTGCTGGTGCTTGCTTTTTTACTCCATTAGTAGAGACTATTACTTTAGATAAATGGTCTCCCTCTTATCCAATTAAAGTTGATGGTAAAGTTCCTAGACAACCTCATTTGAACTCTTGTATGGGTTCATTTGTTCCTTTAGCTGAGACGATAAAGGTTGATAAGTGGTCTCCTTCTTATCAGTCTATAGTAAAGGGGAAAGAACCTAGAAGACCTTATCTTGATTCCTGTTTAACTTTTACTCATCAACCTGAGGCAATAACCTCTGATAAATGGCAGCCTAGTTATCCTAGTATAGTAAAAGGAAGAGATTTTTCACAGCCTCATTTACTTAAAGCTACGTCAGAGTTACTTTTACCTGAAGATGTTACATTAGATAAGTGGCAAGCTGAATATCCAGACCAAATAAGTAGCTTAAAATATTTAGTGGCTAAAGGATGGAGTGTAGTAAGTCCTCTTCCACCAGTAACTGCTGAAGTAATTACTTCTGATAAATGGTACCCTTCATATCCCTCAATAGTTTTAGGGAAAGGATTTAGAAAACCTTGGTTAGACAAATGTTCTACTGATTTTCAGGTAGAAGATATAACCTGCAATAAGTGGTTACCTTCCTATCCTTATAAAGCAGAGAGTAAAGGTTCTAGAAAACCCTACCTTGAAAGTTGTATTTATCAGCCCGAAGGTACTATTGAAGTTATTACCTTAGATAAGTGGTACATGCCTCCTCCAGGACCAATAATTGATAAACAAAGATGGCAACATTTATATCCAAGTTTTACTGCTGATGCTCAACTATTCCAAATTCCTGTTCCTCCTACTACAGTTTTAGTCTATATATGGAAAAGGACAGCATAATGAGATCGAATAAAATTTATTCAAACTTGAGACGACTATGCCATATATAATAACAGGTGATCCAAGTTCCTGGACAACATTTGCAGGAAGTTACCAAGATGATTTAGGATATAAATATCCTAACAACCTAGACCTTCGTCCATCTAGTGATTTCCATACTAAAATCCGTTCTCATATTTGGCGGCGTGCTCAAGCTTCAAGAAATGAGATCCAAAAGCGATTTCATTCTTGGCGTGAAATAGATAGGAATCTTACAGTTTATGTTCCACCTGAAGAAGAACACCTAACTCATCACCACCATGACCATGACCATGAGGACCATAACCACCACAGGCATAGTGATAAGCCAACCACGATAGTATTTCCTTACAGTTATTCAATGATGGAATCTGTTCTTACCTACATGTACATGGCCTTTATACAAGATCCTATGTTCAAGTACCAAGGTATTGATTCTAGTGATAATCTTGGTGCAATGTTAATGGAATTAGTAATCAAGTTACATTGCCTAAAGAACAAAGTTCCACTAAATGCCCACACAGTTCTTCGTGATTCAATGGCTTATGGTGTAGGCATAGCAATTCCGGAATGGATTAAAAAGTTTGGTAGGAAGGTAGTAAAGAATCAATCAATTGTTGAATCGCCTTTAGGATCATCAGAGGATAATAGAATATCTTGGTCAGATCGAACCTTGCTATTTGAAGGTAATTCCCTAAGCAACATTGATCCTTACATGTGGTTACCTGATCCCACTGTCAGCTCCAGTGATATTCAAAAAGGTGAATTTAACGGTTGGGTTGACCGTACCAATTACATGAATTTGCTTACTGAGGAGGTTGACGGTGCCCAAGGCTACTTCAATGTTAAGTACCTAAAACCTCGTCAGAACAAAAGGTCAATTCTAGCCTTAGACCAAAGTGACCGACTTGAGCGCCACAAAGGTTCAACAAATCCTATTGCTGATGCGGATGTTACTACACCTATTGATGTAATTAAAATGTATGTGAATATTATACCTAAAGACTGGAAACTTTCACCAAGTGAAATTCCAGAAAAATGGTACTTTGAACTAGCCTGTGATGATGTAATAATAAGGTGTGAACGAGCAGATCATAACCATGGAATGTTTCCTACCGCAGTTGCCTCGCCGGAGTTTGACGGTTATCAGATTACTCCAATAGGGAGGCTTGAGATACTTTATGGGCTACAACATACATTAGACTTCCTTTTTAACAGCCATATTTCTAACGTGAAAAAGGCCATCAACGACATGCTTATTGTTGACCCTTATCTAGTCAACATAGACGATCTTAGGGACCCAGAACCTGGGAAACTTGTAAGGCTTCGTCGTCCTGCATGGGGTAGAGGAGTTGATAAGGTTGTTCAGCAATTACAGGTTAATGATATTACCAGACTAAACATAGCCGATTCCCAATACATTACACAAGCTATGGATAGAGTGATTGGTGCCGATCAATCGATGTCAGGTTCATTACGTCAAGGTGGTCCTGAGCGTTTAACTGGGGCAGAATTTCAAGGAACTCGAGGTTCAGCAGTTAGCCGTTTACAACGAATAGCTCAAATCATAGGTATGCAATTCTTCCAAGATGTAGGTACCATGTTTGCAGTACATACTCAACAATATATGAAGATGGAAACCTATGTAAAAATAGCCGGAAGATATTCTGAGCAGTTGAAGGCAATCTTTCCTAACAAGGAAAATGTTAAAGTTACTCCTTTTGATCTATCCATTGACTACGACCTTATAGTAAATGATGGGTCAATTCCAGGAGGTAATTTCTCCAGTGCTTGGATGGATTTATTTAAGACAATAGGTACCAGTCCAGAACTAACACAACAGTTTGATGTGGTTAGAATTTTCATGTATATTGCTCATCAACTAGGTGCTAATAATGTTGAGGACTTTAAACGTGTAGTGAATAACATTAATCCTCAAACCATTCCAGATCAACAAGTTCAACAACAAGTTCAGCAGGGTAACTTAATTCCTGCTAACAACATAGGTATGCAATAATGAGTGAACGAATAGAGATTAATTCAACCAAACTTCAGCTTGAGGATTTCAAAGAATCCATAATTTGGAAAGACATAACCAATGAACTAGAGGCTTGGATAGAAGGCTTCAAACGTGAGCAGGATTCCATAGTTGAAGATGCAGCTAATAACAATCCATCCACGGCAAGCGTACTTTTACATCTAGGTGATTTAAATGGTAGGCGAAAAGCAATCCTTTACGTACTTGGTATACCTGACCTATTTATTGAACTTTTAGAGGAGAGAACCAAGGATAAATTTAATGAAATGGAAAATGGAGGTTAGCAATGAAGATATTTTATACTGAGACAGAGGGAGGATCCTGGAAACCTTTTGAAATTAATGCATTTGCAATAGGTTTACCAGATGGAACTATATGGGATCCTATAGTAGGAATAGATAAAATGTTCTCTTTTACTATTGATAAAGATGGTAATCCAATAATCAAATATAAAAAAGAGGTTAGCAAATGAGTACCCAAGATATAGCAAAAGAATTAAAGGAAATGTCTAAGTCATTGGTGGAGAATAATCCACCTGAGGTTAAAGAGGAAATTAAAGTTGATCCAATAGTTGAAGATGAAGAAAAAGAAGAGCCTGGAGTTGAAGAAGAGGTTAAGGAAGAAGCTAAGGAAGCTCCAGTTGTTGAAGTGAAAGAAGAGGTAAAAGAAGACCTATCCAAAACAGTAGCTGATCTTAGAGCCAAACTAGCTGAACTTGAAGTTACTAAGGTTGAACCAAAAGTAGAAACTAAGATTGAAGAACTCAAAGTAGAGGATCAAGATTTCCTAAAAGACCTAGATTTTGATGATGTAACTAGATCACCTGAGGAACTTAACAAAGTCTTAAATATGGTCCATAGTCGTTCAGTTATTAGTACCCAAAAAGCAATAATGGATAAGATCCCTTCCCTGGTTAGCAAGCAGTTGGAGGCAGTTCAATTAATTAATAAGATTAGTGAGGATTTTTACAAAGACAACCCCGACCTAGTTGAATTCAAAAAGGTTGTATCCCTTGTATGGAAAGAAATGGCAGAAAAAGAACCTGACAAGAGTATGGCAGATGCAGTTAAAGCTATTGCTCCTGAAGTTAGAAAGCGTCTTGGATTAGCTGAGCCTAAATCTAAACCAGAAGTAAAACCTGAACTTAAGAAGAAGGACAAAGTTCCTACTCTTCCTAAAAAAGGTTCTAGTTCTGGTAAGATTGAAGCCAGCGGTGAAAAGTCAGGTACTTTATCGGCCCAGATCTCCGATATGAATAAGGCTCTGGGATAACCATTAACAATTAGTTTGAGTAAATTTTATTCAAACTATTAACTTTGAGGTAACAAAATGACTACAGGGTTTTTAGGGATGCGTGGCGACGGAGATTGGGTTGCAGATCAAAGACCTCTTAACTGGCGCCAGCAGATTTTGTATCTTTATCCTAATGGTATGGCACCGTTAACAGCCATTCTTTCTATGATGGACAGTGAAAGTGTAGATGATCCTACGTCAATTATGGGCGTTGCATAAAGGTAACTTTATGATAGAAACAGTGAGAATTGCTGGAACCTCCTTAGAGCCTCTACTACCAGAGAGTGAAAATGTAGAGGATTGGACAATCAGCAGCGAAAACTTACTGCAAAGGTATATAGACAAAACTGCTTACACAATTGGGGCTATTTTAGGTGATGGACATATGAGATATGTCCCTAGTTATGGAAATGGTTCCTACTATCTAACTGAAGTTGCCGGTATGGATGAGGAGATTATCAAAAGAGTGCAGTATGAGTGGTATATAACTTTTGGTAAATCCTACAAGATACAATTTAGGAAGTTAGATAGTGGTATAGACTTTTTTACTAT